ACAATGCTGCTTATGTTGCTGTAGAGCAAACATATGGAGACCATAGCTACAATGGTCACGCTAAAAAAGACGAGGCATTTAGAAACGATATGACCAATTTTGGTATATTGATGGAGATACAAGGTATAGACGAGCCATTTACCTGGTCAAGAAATGTAGTACAATCTGTAAATAAAGAAGGTACAGGTTTATATTATAGTCCATCTCGTAGACCATCTACTACATCTGAAGGTGTAGATGTATCTGCTATACAAATTAATAATATAGAATTAAATAAAGTAAGAGAACAATTCGATGGATACTTCCAGTATATAGACGATTTTATTTCTGATATGAAAAAAGTATTTCCAACATTACAAAACGACTGGGGTGTTTATATACCTGAAGTTAAGTACTTATCACCTGAGCCACTCGTTGATTATTCTGATTTAGCCCTGACCAAGTATCCCAATGTCCACTTTGTTGGTGATGCACTTTCCGCTAGAGGAATAACAGTGAGTGGTGCACAAGGAATATATGTTAGCGAAGCTCTTTTGGATACCAAATAATGCCTTCGTATATTTACCAATAAAACAGAGAAATATGTCAGAAAAAAAACCAAATCCATTCCCAAAATCTAAAAAATTATCCAAACCTGATGGTACTATTGCTTACTCATGGGATGGTAAATTACATAACTGGGAAGGCCCAGCATTAATCCCTGAAGGTAATACTCGTAAAGCTGAGTATTATTTGTATGGTGTACAAATGGATAAAGATACTTGGAGTGAAACTCGTAGACAAAGAGAAGGTGTACCCTACTATAAAAACCAATCTATGAAATCACAATTAACAGACTATAGAAATTAAATGAAAAAAGCAGTTATAGTAAGTGGTTATTTTAACCCGTTGCATAAAGGTCATTTAGAATTATTTAGAAAAGCTAAAGAGGTAGGAGATTTACTTATAGTAATAGTAAATAATGATAAGCAACGAGAAATGAAAGGTTCTAAATTCTTTATGGATGAAGATGAAAGAATAGAAATTATTAGAGAGCTAAGCATAGTAGATATGGCATGGGTCTCTGTTGATGAAGATTCTACTCAAAACTCTACTTTAAAGGTAATGGTTGAAAAATTTTATGGTTCTATGAAATTAGCTTTTGCCAATGGTGGGGACCAAAACAACAGTACTATCCCAGAAGCAGATATTTGCAAGCAGTTTGATATTGAATTAATAGATGGTTTAGGTGATAAAATACAATCAAGTAGTTGGTTATTGGAAAAAAATTAATTATATTTAGGTTATGAGAATAGGATTATGTGGTACAATGAGTGTGGGTAAAACTACATTAGTTAATGCTTTAAAAGAATTAGATCAATTTAAAGATTATGAATTTGCTACTGAGCGTAGTGAATATTTAATGAATTTAGGTATTCCATTGAATACTGATTCAACATTAAAAGGTCAAACAGTATTTTTAGCTGAGCGATGTGCTGAATTGATGAGAGATAATATTATAACTGATAGAACTATATTAGATGTTATAGCATTTACTAATTCTGCTAAATCAATTGATTATAAAGATAAAGAAACATTTGAACAATATGCTATAGAGTTTTTAAGAGAATATGATTATATATTTTATATTTCTCCTGAAGGTATTGCTATTGAAGATAATGGTGTTCGTGAAACGGATGAATATTATAGAGATGTAATTGATTTTTCTATTACTACTTTAATTAAAAGATATGGACATAGAATAAATAATATTGAAGTAATTAAGGGTAGTACAGAGGAACGTATAAAACAAATATTGAAGTTTATAGAAAGTTAGTCATATTTATAATAAAACTCTACTATAATGAAAAAATCTGAATTAAAAGATTATATCAAAGAACAAATAATTGATGTACTATCAGAAGCATCTTCTGAAGATGTTGAAAACCAAAAGGCATATAATGATGAGTTAGAAAAAACTAATGATTTAATGTCTAAAATGAAAATGGAGGAGGATGAAGAGGCTCCTGATGGGGATAAAGAAACTCAAAAGAAAGCATCTAAACAAGATAAAATTATTAAAGATTTCCAACGTATTGAAAAGCAGATGAAAACTCATCTTGAACTTTTCAAAACATCTGAATCACCTAAAAATAAGGAGTTAGCAAAAAACATGCTTAAAAAATTAACCCCTGAATTTCAGGCAGCTAAAAAAGCATATGATAAAATAAGAAATGTCAAAGTCTAATATACTTAATATAATATTAATAGTAGTAATTACTTCACTACTATATATGGTATTTTTTGTAGAAGATGAAGATTATACCCAAGAATATAATGCTAAAATAGAAGCATTAGAACATAAAGTAGATTCTCTTCATCAAAAAAATACTGCTTTGGAATTAGAGGCTGATTCATTAGAAATTAAATTAGAAGAATCAGATAAAAGAATTAAAAAATTAAACACCAGAATATATGTTATCAAGAAAAAAACAAAGGAACAGCTTGATGCTGTTGATCTTTTCGGTGATGATGAGCTGGAACAGTTTTTCGCAAAGCGTTACAGACAGCACACAGATTCAATTAACTAAGCCAGTAGCTAAGTTAGTAATAAAAGATTTAATACAATTTGATGGTTTGTCAAAAGAAATGCAAACTATGCAAATTATACTAACTGAAACCAATAATAAGCTTTTAAATCAAGGAACGTTAGTAGCAAACCTAAAAACCCAAGTAGAAAATTATCAAAAAATCATTGATAAAAAAGATCAACAATTTTCTACCCAAGAAGATTTAAATAAAAGGTTACAGCAAGACCTTAAAAAACAAAAACTTCGAACTAAACTAATGGGAGGTGCCGGTATTGCTATAGCAATAGGTGCTGCTGTACTAATAAACTAAATGTCTGATTTAAAAAAAGTAATACGACAAGAATACCTAAAATGTGCTAAAGATCCTGTACATTTTATGCGTAAGTACTGCTATATACAGCATCCACAACGTGGTCGTATACAATTTAATTTATACCCATTCCAAGATAAAGTATTAACGTTAATGAGAGATAATCCATATTCGATTATCTTAAAATCTAGACAGTTAGGTATATCAACATTATCCGCAGGTTATTCTCTTTGGTTAATGTTATTTCAACAAGACAAAAATATATTATGTATCGCTACAAAGCAGGAAACTGCTAAAAACATGGTTACAAAGGTAAAATTTATGTATGAAAATTTACCTTCATGGCTTAAAGTAGATGCAGCAGAAAACAATAAACTTAATCTACGACTTACAAACGGATCACAAATTAAAGCCACTTCAGCAAGTTCAGATGCAGGTAGATCCGAAGCAGTATCTTTACTATTAATTGATGAGGCTGCTTTTATTGATAATATTGGTGAAATATGGGCTTCAGCACAACAAACACTAGCTACTGGTGGTGGATGTATAGCATTATCTACACCTTATGGTACTGGTAATTGGTTTCACCAAACATGGATAAGAGCAGAAAATAATGAAAACGATTTTTTACCTATTAGATTACCTTGGGATGTACATCCAGAACGTGATCAAGCTTGGAGAGATAAACAAGATGAATTACTAGGTGATCCTAGAATGGCAGCACAAGAATGTGACTGTGATTTTTCTACTTCTGGTGATATTGTATTTTATCCTGAATATATTGAATATTACGAAAAAACATTTGCTAAAGACCCACTAGAAAAAAGAGGAGCAGATAAAAATTTATGGGTTTGGGAATCACCTGATTATTCAAGGGATTATATGGTAGTAGCGGATGTTGCTAGAGGTGATGGGAAAGATTATTCTGCACTTCATGTAATTGATATTGAAAATAATGTTCAAGTAGCTGAATATAAGGGGCAAATTGGTACAAAAGAATTTGGACATCTATTAGTAGGTGTAGCTACTGAATATAATGAAGCAATGTTAGTAATAGAAAATGCTAATATTGGGTGGGCTACAATACAAGTAGCTATTGATAGAGCATATCCTAACTTATATTATTCCCAAAAATCAGAAGGTAACGCTGAATCTTATTTTGACAAATATCAGGATCACTCCAAAATGGTAGCTGGTTTTACAATGTCATCTAGAACTAGACCTATGGTAATAGGTAAATTCCAAGAATATATAGGTGATAAAGGCGTAACTATCCAATCAAAAAGATTGATTGAAGAAATGAAAACATTTATTTGGCGTAATGGGAGAGCAGAAGCTCAAACAGGATATAACGATGACTTGGTAATGTCTTTTGGAATAGCCATGTATATTCGAGATACAGCTTTGAAATACAGACAAAGGGGTATAGATTTAACGAAACAAACATTAAGTAACATGACAGTTAATAGAACAGCATATTCAGGGGCGTATTTTTCCCGAGGAGCTGATAATCCTTACCATGTAGACACAACTCACGGTAAAGAAGATATTAGCTGGTTAATAAAGTAATATTTATAATAATAATTATATACAATGGCTGATAAAGGCATATTTTCAAGACTACAAAGATTATTTTCTACTGACGTAATAGTACGAAATGTAGGAGGTAATCAACTAAAAGTAACAGATAGTAGTAAAATTCAAGCTACAGGTGAATTAGAAACTAATTCACTAGTAGATAGATATAATAGAATATACTCTACTAACCCAACCTCATTGTACGGTCAACAGTTCAACATGAACTACCAATATCTTAGACCACAATTATATTCAGAATATGATACAATGGATCAAGATGCTATTATCGCTTCAGCCTTAGATATTATAGCGGATGAATCTACTTTAAAAAATGATATGGGAGAAGTACTTCAAATTAGAAGTGCAAATGAAGACATACAAAAAATATTATATAACTTATTTTATGACGTATTAAATATAGAATTTAATTTATGGTCATGGACTAGACAAATGTGTAAGTACGGAGACTTTTTCCTAAAGCTAGAAATAGCAGAGAAGTTCGGCGTATACAATGTTATACCCTATACTGCATATCATATTACAAGAGAAGAAGGATATAACCCCGAAAATCCATCTGATGTACGATTCTTATATTCACCCGATGGATTAGCAAATCCAAGTTCTGGTATGTATAATATGCCAAACCAAAGTGGCCAACCAAATGGACTACATTTTGATAACTACGAAATGGCCCATTTTAGATTATTAGCAGATACCAATTATTTACCTTATGGTAGAGCATATTTAGAGCCTGCTCGTAAATTATTTAAACAATATACATTAATGGAAGATGCGATGTTAATCCATAGAATTGCTCGCGCACCTGAAAAACGTATACATTATATTAATGTAGGATCTATTCCACCAAATGAGGTAGATGCATTTATGCAAAAAACTATCACAAACATGAAACGTACCCCTTATATTGACCAAAAAACAGGTGAATATAACCTAAAGTACAACATGCAAAACATGATGGAAGATTTCTACATTCCAATTCGTGGAAATGATACATCAACTCGTATTGATACTACTAAAGGATTAGATTATGATGGGATTAGAGATGTAGAATACTTAAGAGAAAAATTATTTGCTGCTCTTAAAGTACCTAAGGCATTTATGGGGTATGAAGAAGATATTGAGGGTAAAGCAACATTAGCTGCTGAAGATATTAGATTCGCTCGTACAGTTGAACGTATTCAACGTATTATGCTATCAGAATTAAATAAAATAGCTTTAGTACATTTATATACCCAAGGTTATACAGATGAAAGCTTAACTAATTTTGAAATTACATTAACTACTCCTTCTATTATATTTGAACAAGAAAAAGTTGAATTATTAAAATCTAAAGCAGAATTATCTCAGGCACTACTTGATCAAAAACTTGTACCTACTGATTGGATTTATGATAATATTTACAACTTAAGTGAAGATCAATATGATGAATATAGAGATTTAACTAGAGAAGATGCTAAACGTAACTTTAGATTAAATCAAATTGAAGAAGAAGGTAATGATCCTATTGAAACCGGTAAATCATATGGTACGCCTCATGACTTAGCTTCTTTATATGGCAAAGGAAGATCATATTCCGACCCAGGCAACGTTCCTGATGGTTATAATAAGGATTCTGAATTAGGACGTCCACAAGATTCTATTGTTAAAACCAATACCCAAGATGGTAACTTTGGAAAAGATCGTTTAGGTGTTAAACGTATGAAAGACACTGATAAAAATGATGCAAATAATAGTAAAACAGATACAAATCGTAATGCTTTAACTTTAGAGACAGCACAAAGTGTTTATTTGCAAAATAAGGATATGTTTAAAAAAATCCCAAAAAAGCGATTAGTATTTGAAGAAGACCAAAAAGGTGAAGCTTTATTGGATGAAAAACAATTAAAGGAGTAGTATCCTCCACATATTTATAAATAAATATATTTTTTGATGAAAATTAAACACTCAAAGTACAAAAATACAGGTATCCTGTTTGAGTTGTTAGTTAGACAAGCTACAGCAGACACCTTAAAAGGTACTGATTCCCCGGCCATTGATTTAATTAAAAAGTATTTCGTTAAAAGCGAATTAGGTCGTGAGTATAAGTTATATGAATCGGTTATCAAATCTAAAGTATTAAACGAAGGAAGAGCTAATGCAATTATTAGCACTATTTTAGAGACATCTCAAAAATTAAATCGTACATCTTTAAGAAAACAAAAATATAATTTAATTGCCGAAATTAAAAACCAATATAATTTAGATTCTTTCTTTGGTACTAAAATTAAAAATTATAAAGAATTAGCTTCTTTATATACCTTAATTGAAGGGTTTAACATTAAAGATGTAACTGATACAAACCAATTAGTAGATAATAAGGTAACATTACTAGAATATTTAACTAAACAAAGCATTGAAACTGAAGAAGTAAAAGAAGATGTGCTTAAAGAATTTCAAACATACGATAAAGATTTAAGAATATTAACATATCAAGTACTCCTTGAAAAATTTAATAGTAAATATCAAGACTTATCTAATGACCAAAAGGAAGTTCTTAAAGAATTTATTAATGCCGTAGATTCAACTCCTAGTTTAAGAGAATTTTACAATACTAAAATTGAAGAATTAAAATCTTCCCTAAATAAAGAGGCAAAAGGTATTAAAGATAAAGCTACTCAAGTAAAAGTGCAAGAAATCTCTAAACTTCTTACTGAATTAGATAAAAATGATAAAGTATCAAATGATAATTTGGTTGATTTGTTACAATATTATGAGCTAATTAAAGAGATTAAGGTAGCAAATGACAAACTATAAATACAAATTAAAAGAGGAACCATTTAAAGTAGGTGATACTACAACAGATAAAGGTATTAAAACCACTGTTAAAGGTATTGACCCACAAACTGGTGCTGTTAGTTGGGATGTTGATTACGTCCCCGCTTTTGATTCTGTATATAAAGAATTTGATGAACTAAGACAAGCTATTGCAAAATTAGATCAAAAAACAGATGATAAAACAGTAGACGATATAGCTGCTAAAATTAAAGCAGAATTTAATCGTTATCGAACCCACATCAGAAAAAATTACCCCGATTCTTATAAAAAATTTACTAATGAAGCATCAATGACCAATTCAGGGGGTGCTACATTTACTCCTGGAACTGGTGCCCAATATGCAACTCCAAAAGCATTTAGTAAGAAGGGACAAAAACAAAATGATGCAACTAAATATATTTTAAAGAAATTTGGATATAAATTAGCGCCATCTATACCAAATAGACCATCAAAAGCTATAACTTATAAGCAAGTTATGGAAAAGGATAATATGTATAAGTATAAGTTAACCGAAGCTGAAAACAATGTTGAAATATTTCACCAACAACGTATTCAGGATTTTGATGAATTAGAAAAAAGATTAGATACTTTGCGTAAAAAATTACGTCAAGGTAAATTATCTACCCAAAAATACTACAGAGAAAACCCAAAAAGTTATTCTGTAGTTTATGGAACAGATATGATAAATGATTATTTTAACGATATAGAAGAATTACTCACACAAGACCAATAATATGAAAACTTTACAAGAGCAGTACAATTTAATCCAAGAAGGAAAAGGAAGCAAAGATATTTTCCTTAAAGAGGCTAAAGCCAAATTTCCAAACATGATTACAAACGCAGCTACGTTTGAAGAAACTACTAAAATCCTAAAAAATAGAAGCGTAATTGCTGAGTCTTTAGGTGGTGTAGTTGAACTTCAAGCAATTAATACTATTGAAGCTCGTCCTACTGAAAATTGGGAAGATAAATTTGCTACTTTCTTAGCTGAAGAAGCTAAAGCTGTAGAGAAAAAAGCTACTAAAGAAGTAGAAGAAGCAGAAACTGCTGCTTATGATTATACTGATGTTAAATCATTAGATAATCAAATCGGAGTAGAAGTACAAGAAGGTATCTACTTTGAAGCAAAACAAAACCCAGATAAAACAATTGAAGAAATTAAAGAAATCGTAGCTAAAAACTTAGCTAAAGATCAATTGCATTATAAGAAAAACGCTGCATTCGGAGTTGAAGGTCTTGGACTCGAAGAAATGAAAAGCGAAGAAGTATCTGGTAAACATAAAGAAAGTGGGTATTCTGATAAATTAAAAACTTTAGTTAAAGAATCACTTGGTGGTGTAGTTACTACTGGTCATCCTCATTCTATGTCTGCTATTCAAAATGCAGTAGTAATGGATGTATTAGAAGAAAATGCTGAAGTAGAAGAAGGATATGGAGCTGAAGAATATGAGCAAGGTAAAGAAGCTGGAGAAAAGATAGAGAAGAAAAAAGAAAAGAAAAAAATGAAAAAAGAAACTATCGATTCAAAATTAGCTGAAATTGAAGCTGCAGGTAAAATTACTACTTTAGAAGCACAAATTGCTGCTATTGACGAAGTAATTGCTACTAAAGAATCAAGATTATCACTAGTAAATGAAGACGCTGATATGGCAGAATTACTTGATAAAGGTAAAGTAAATGCTATGCGTAAAGAAATTAAAGTACTAGAGAAAAGATGTGGTAAAATGAAAAAAATGTATGAAAAATTAAATGGCTCTGCATATACTGCTCCTGTAGTAGGCGAATCAGATGCCCATACATTCGATGTTCAAAGCGGAGCATCATTAGACCCAGCACCACAAAAAGTAGGTCAAACAACTACACAAGAATAAGAATGTCACAATTATTAATAGAAACTAATCTATGGAATACCAATTCCTTATTAACTGAAAATGTTGGTAAGGAAAATGGTAATATCATGGTAGAGGGTATTTTAGCTACTGCTGAAGTAAAAAACGGAAATGGTAGATACTATCCCAGAGAGTTATGGGAACGTGAACTAGATAAATACCAAGAATCTATTAATCAAAGAACCGCAACCGGAGAACTAGACCACCCAGAATCCCAAGTAATTAACCTTAAAAATGTATCTCATTTAATTAGAGAATTTTGGTGGGATGGTGATAAAGTAATGGGTAAAATAGAAATTTTACCTACCCCATCAGGGCAAATATTAGAGGCACTAATTAAAGCAGGTGTAACTGTAGGTGTTTCTTCACGTGGTATGGGGTCATTAGAACAAAATGGTAATGTAATGGAAGTACAAGATGACTTCGAATTATTATGTTGGGATTTTGTTTCAACACCTTCTAACCCAGGATCTTATATGGGTGTTTTACAAGAAGGAAAACAACATGATTTAAAGGATTACAGTAAAGTAAATAACATAGTTAGAGAAATACTATGTTCTAAAGGTTCTTGTACCCTCTTTTAATCCTCCATAAATCTACATATACGTATCATCGTAATGTGTTATTACTATAACACTAAATAATATTAACTCACTTATTGCGGTTCCTAATAACCGTATTTCACAAATTAAAATTTTGCGATTATGTCTAACAACAGAGATTTGCTTAAAGAAGCAATTGCTGATGCTAAAGCTGTAAAAGAAACTGCTATAGCAAACGCTAAAGCTGCTTTAGAAGAATCATTTACTCCACATTTGAAGTCAATGCTCTCTGCTAAATTAGAAGAAATGGATAAAGACGAAGACGATGTAAAAGAGTCTGAGGAAATCCAAGAAACTGATGCCGTAGATGAAGGGTATGATAAGGATGACAAAGAAGTAAAAGAATCTGAAGAAGTAGAAGAAGCTAAAAAAGAAGAAATCGAGGAAGAACTCGATTTAGATGAAATGCTTGCCGAACTTGATCTATCTGAAAAGAAAGAAGAAGAAGGTAAAGACAAGATGGAAGAATCTGAAGAGCTAGATGAAGCTAAAGAAGAACTAGATGAGTCTGAAGAAATCGAAGAATCTGAAGAAGTAGAGGAAGCTGAAGAACCAGTTGCCGAAGCTGATGAAGATGAAGCTGAAGACGAAGAAGGTGAAGCTGAAGAAGGTGAAGAAGAAGAAATCGATCTTGAAGATATGTCTTCTGATGATCTGAAAGGATTTATCGAGGATGTAATTAAAGACATGGTAGAAGCTGGAGAATTAGAAGGTGACTTAGACGCTGAAGGCGACGAAGAAATCGGAGATGATCTAGACATGCCAATGATGGAAGAAACTGAAGAAGTTGAAGAAGGTAAAGCTGAAGATAAAGAAGAAATGAAAGAATCTGAGGAAACTCTAGANGAAGGCATTATGGATAAAATCACAGCTATNTTTGACAAAGTAACTGGAATTGACAAATTNTCAGCTTGCCAATCTAAAGATTGGGAAGGTGAAGAGTGTGCTAAGCTAAAACAAGAAATTGGATACGCAGCTGGTGTTAAATCTGGATTTGAAAAAGGATCTGATGCTGTATTAGAAGATGAAGTAACTACTGCTCTTGCTGAAGTTGAAGAACTTAAGAAAGAACTTAACGAAGTTAATCTTTTAAATGCTAAACTTCTTTATACTAACAAAATCTTCCGCGATAAGAATCTAACTGAAGATAAAAAAGTTAAAGTGCTTAAAGCATTTGACAAAGCATCTACAGTTAAAGAAGCCAAAGTTATTTTTGAAACATTAAATGAAGGGTTA